TATTGCGTCAAATCCTAAACTCATAAAAAATCCTTAAAAGGAGACAGGGGGTATGTGGTGGTGCCCTGCCTCCATCTAAAGATTATATCATCGTTTAAACCAGGAAGGAAGACCTAAATGTGGACGTCTATCAAACATGTTATCTTTTGATCCTGGGGTTTTACGATTGTTATAATGTAAGAATACTTGCACGCATTCTTTGCCTTTAAATTTTTCTCTCCAATGCTCTAGCTCACAGCCAGAATAAACTAGCATATCTCCTTGTTTTAAATCTACTTTAATACCTTTTTTATCCGTCTTTCCTGATGGTTCTAAATAAATTGGCCAAGGGTCACCACCAAGATTCATAGTAGTAGATATCTCACAGCTAAATCTATCTTTATGTCTTTTTAATTCATCGCCCGGTTTATATATTCTAGCATAAGTATAAGCTGGATATAATTTTAATCCTGTTACTTTTTCCATATCTGGCTGACATTTTAACATTAAAGTTTCCATAGCAATATCTGCATAATGAGAATAAGTATTAGGTATTTGTTCATTATCATTTTCATAATGACCTAATATATTTTCAAATGGTGAAAAGTATCTAGCTTTTTTACACGTATCATGAACTTGTTTTTGCATTAAAAAATAATTTGCAATAAAAGATGCAAGGTCTTTTGAGATAGCTTTTCTAATAACTGTATATTTGTTTTTTTTAAACATCTTTAGCCATTTCTTTTGGCACTGCTTGTATGTTCCAATGTATAAATCTAAATGGTTCTATACCAAAGTCTACTGCATACTCGTGTTCCAAGTACCCAGGAAATATAATTAATGTACCTGGTTTAGGTCTTAAGTGAAATTGTTCGTGACCAGGCCACACACCTTTTATATTTGGTTTCATTTTTAATTTTGTGCATCTTGCACCAGTCTTTGGTTCGTGAAATACAGGGTAAGAAGTTTTATCACTACACTTTAAAAAGTAAAATCCTGATACGTGTTGGTTCCAATGTATATGTGCTGAATGATGTCCACCACCTTTTTTAGCAAACTCTTGTACCCACAATTCAGAAAACATAGTTGTGTATTGTTGCATATCATAACCTTGATGATCTAAATACTCCCAAGACTTTTGACCAATATAATTTCTAAAATCTAAAAAATCATTGTCAGCTGTAAGTGGTGTTGAATGATACGATCTTCCAAAATCACCATTCTTTTTTATAAATTCTTTTTCTCTTTTACGAGCATCAGTAATATATTTGTTACTTGCTTTGTTTAATGATTTAACAAACTCTGGTTTTTCTTCACTCCATATTACAGTTGGAAAATAACTATTTATAAACATTATCTAAAAGGCCTCCCTAAATGCCATACTACAAGACTGTATCTTGTACCTGATGTTACTGGTTTAACTCTATGCCACACAAAACTAGGAAATACAATAATAGATCCTTTTGGTAATATTTCTTTACATTGTATTCTATGTTTTGATTCGTCTCGCATATGTGGATCATAGTTTCTAAAATCAAATTCTAATTCACCACCTTTGTATTCTGATCCATCTGTTAACTGACAAGTCATAGATAGTTTTCTAATCTTACCATTATCGGGTCCTTCTTTTTCATAAGGTTTATCCCAACTATCACAATGCCAATCATAATATTGATTTAGTTTATATTTTGTAAACTGACAAGATTCTGATCTTTCCCAATCAAAATTCCAACCAGCATTTTTGTTAGCCATATGAACATATGGATGTAATTCTTTATATATCCAAGTATCATTAAGCCATACTAAATCAGAATTTCTTTTTCTTTTTAAATCTAATACTTCTTCTTTTTTTAATTTTCTATCACCATAGCCACCAGTTCTAGCCATAACTTCTTTTTGTGATTTAGCATATTCTATTACATCATCACAGAATTTAGGTGTCAACACACCACTAAAATACCAGTAGTAATTAGATATATTCATAAGTTATAGTTTGTACAAAATTTAAACTATCTTTTTGATTGTTAGTTAAGTAGTACATATTAGTTGATGGAAACATAATAAATCTGTTATTTAAAAGTGGTATATCCCAAGATCTACCTTTACGCCTATTATCTTCATAATGTATTCTGACCATACAGTCTTTGACTTTTACACCATAGAGTAATGTATAGTCTGGTGAGTTACGTAGATCCACAGGATCTATATTTAATAATGGAATTGTAGTCTCGCTAGGTTTATATATGTTACCCCACGTTTCTTTGTTAATCAAAGTAAAACCATAGTCTAAATTTATATGATCTCTCATATAAGTGTTCAACATATCGAATGTTCGTGAAAATGGAAAATCTTTGTTTTGAATTACTGATTGTAAAATATCACCTGATAACTTATCTCGGTCAATGTCCCAATCTTTAGGCATCGCCACATCACCATAATATAGAGCTTGCTCTGTTAATACTTTCTTCTGCATACCACCACCATTTTTAATTTATGCGTTATGATCTGTCAAGTCCCAAGACTGGCCTGATTCATTCCAAACGTAATGCCACTCGTGAGTGCCCGCTTCGTTTTGTGAAGTTTGTTCAGCTGTTAAAGCTGGAGCATCACCGATTGGTGATTTCCAAGATGCAGTTGTAGTATCTTTTACCCAAGATGCATAAGGTGATTTAGGCCAAAAGATATTATTATCTTCGTCCCAAGTATGACCTATACCTGCGTAATTTCCTCTAAATGCTTTTGAGTCATCACCAGATGAATGTTTGTTACCTGATGTATTATAAGATGTTTGAATCCACATTTGTGCAGGCCAGTTGTTGTGTGTTTCTAACCACTGTTGACCTACTGATTCATCTTCAATACCATCAGCGTTTAACATCTTATCGTTGTCCATTGTAAGAACAGCAATAACTTTTCCGTTAGCTCCTAATTTTGCAAAATGTGCCATAATGTTTCTCCTTATATATTAATTCTAATTACCATTCAACTATTGAATTTTATACCTTATCACAACTATACCTGAACCACCATTACCACCTGCTCCACCAGGTCCTGGTGCTCCTGGTGCTAAATTACTATTACCTCCACCACCACCGCCAGTATTATCACTTCCTGCATCACCAACATAAGGGGTTCCGGCTCCTGGAGAGGCAGTTCCACCACCACCAGCACCTCCACATCCTTTAGAAGCTGTGTTGTATGAACCACCTCCACCGCCACCTGCTCTTGCAACTGAAGAACCAGTTATTGAAGTTGATACTCCTGCTCCACCATTACCACCACCACTTGTACTTCCATTATTACCTACTGCTCCTGCACCACCACCACCGCCAGCACCATAATTAGGCGCTCCTGCTCCTGTGCCACCATCCTGTCCTTGAGGAGGACTAACTGGAGGGGTATTACCTGAACCAACAGCGCTTCCTGGATTATATGCACCACCGCCTGAACCACCATCGCCACCTGCTAAAGCACCACCGCCTTCTGGACCACCGCCTCTTCCACCTCCAGCTGCTGTAAGTCCTGCAAAAGTTGTACTAACACCAGTTGTATTTACAACAGTAGGAGTTTGTGAACCTCCTACTCCACCACCACCAACTACTATTGGGTAGGCTTGTGCTGTAACTGTAACTCTATTAGGTGCAGATGGATAACCATCTAAAGGACTTGCTGAATATGGAGTAGCTGGGGATTTAACTTCTCTAAAACCACCTGCTCCACCTCCTCCTCCTCTAGTTGATTGACCACCACCCCCACCACCAATCATTAAATGACTAATCACATTATTAGCTGCACACACTGCAGCAGTTGAGACTGTAAAAGTTCCTGGACCAGTAAAGGTATGAATTTTATCATCTCCTGAAGTAGACTCTGTTCCTCCAGAAGCAACTATAAATGCATTTCCTGTTGCTGCAGTTGTTGAATCGTGAATATCTAACCACCCTCTTGTTGAATCTGTAAATATTAAAGTGACTGATTGTGATTCAACGCCAAAACTTACATTTGCATTAACACCTCCAATTTTATCAGTACCATTAGGTACAACTGTTAAAGCATTTGTATCAAATGTATTTCTGTAATCTTTAAAAGCAACAATCGCTCCAGCGGATCCCGCAGGTAAATTTGCAGTTACTCCTCCACCATTTGTATCTACAAAATAACCTTCGCCATCAACAGCTGTGATTGTAGATGTTTTAATAGCTGTTTGCCAATTTACAGTTCCTGTTCTACCAAATCCTGTTTGACTTGCACCAGTTGCTAAAGCAATCGTGTCGCCACTATCACCTAGGGTTACCGTTGTTCCAGATCGTGGACTAATTTTATTTACTTTTACTTCACTCATAATTTTTTACTTTCCATAACATTTATTTTTTTAAATAAAGTCGGTAATATTTTTGTAAAATTAATATTAAACGATATTATAATTTTTTCTAGATTTTCTTTTTGTTCAGTTGCTCTATGAATTACATAACTTGGAAATATTACAATATCTCCCTCTTTTGCTTCTATTTCAATTTTTTTGTTTTGAGAAAAAGGATCTATTAATTGTGTTTTTGCACATTTACTAGAAAACTGCACATAG